ATTGTCTTGAATAACCTGCCATGTTATAACCTGTCTCCTACTCCAAATGTAATCACTAAACCTTGTATACTGTGAGATGCATTTGTGTCATTAGTTACGAATTTTAAAGATGCGGATTTACCTGATCCTGATATATTAATTCTTTGAACTGGTGATGGATTACCATCAAATATTGCTGTACTATTATAAAGTGCTTCGTTATAAAAAGCTGCAGCACCTGTTGTAGATAAATCAAAGTTAGTTGGATTTAATGTATCTACATCTTCATAATCATATACAGCCGACATAACTATTGAGTTGTCACCCTCAGAACGTAAATAAGTAGCTATGTTATAAAATATTTTTCTTTGCTCTGGATCTTGCATATGAAAGAAAGGAGTTTGAAAAATACTAAATATATTTTCTCCTGCAAAACTATTACCAGTTTCTTGTCTATGTACTTTACCATCTGAAGTACCGTGCAATACAAATTCATTTTGACCTATATAACCACTAGCTGCGCAAGTAGCTGTAATGCCTAACATCTGACTGTATTCAAACTGCAATCCATTTGGTGTTTGTCTAAATCCACCTATAATACCTTGGGAATCTGCTGCACCAAAAAAGTATCTAAACTGTGTCTTTTGTCTAATTACTACAGCATTAAGAGTATCAAGGTCAATATCAAATACGATGTCTGTAAAAATAGACTGAATATTTTTAGATACTGTTTCTAGATTAACGTCACCAATCTTAGCTGTACCTGAAATAGGACGTAGACCATCTTGAGATAAAAAGAGTAGATCACCACCTATTTCTATAACACTATCTGTGGCTAAACAACCAAGGTCATCTGTAACAGTTTGTACCGCAAAGTTAGCTAATGAAGTACCTGATAATTTTTTAATATTAGTTGCACCAAATATAAACAATTCGTTTCTAAATGATTTAATAGCAACTATAGGAAAACCTACATTTATTACTCCTGCTCCATTAGCTGATGCAAAATCTGTTTCTGCTAGTGGCGCACTGTGATATAGTTTTGTTGGATGTGCAGGATCACCTGCTAAGAATAAATGGTTTTGAAATATTGCAGAAAACTTTGGATCAGTTGGTGCATCTGAATGAGTAATCTGTGTATATGTTGAACCATCATATGTAGCTGCAGGATTTATACCATCTGTTAATACTATTTTTGGAGTACCAAAATTAAGTCTTGAAAATCTAACTTTAGTTACCCCTACCATTGTAGGTGAACCTGAAGTAGTTATTGCATCCCAAGAAGATGTAGAGTTATTCCATTTATGTAAGTAGTTATTACCTGATGATGGTTTTCTACAAGCAAATATACCATCATTAATTCCATCTGCTACTACTACACCTAATACGCTTCCTGTTCCTGTAACTGTACCATAATTATTAGCAAACCCATTTATTTTTCTATAACCACCAGTAACAGCAGGTTCATAGTTAATAAGTGCAGTAGCAGACCCAGGTTGGTTTTCACCCTGAGATAACACATCTCTGCTAGTATTTAGTCCACCTTGACAGAAGACTTTAAAAGAGGCTAGATTTTCGGGCATTACACAATACTACTAATAGTGTTACTAAATGATTTGTTTCTTTGTATTACTGTAGATCTAACATCAAGTGGATCATCCATAAGTATTCGTCTCATAGATCTTATACCATCTTGAAAGTTTTCTTGGTGTATAGCTGCACTTTGATCATTAGATCTAAATCTCATCATGTACATCATCGCACCATCAATAACTACATGGTTAAATCTATCAGGTATTACAGATGTATCATTAAAAGCTGACAGGTCTGATGGAAATGTAAAGTAAACATACTCTACTACGTAGCTATTATCTGGAACAGGAGTTACACCAAACTTTGCTTCTAATGTTTGATACACACGTTGTGGTGCTGATATACCAGTACCAGAATCTCCTTCATCATCTAAGCCACGAAACCTTTGAGTATACTCTTCAAAAGATATTGTAGGAAGAAAACTAGGTGTGTTGCCTACAGAATTTAATTTCTTTAGATAAAAAGTATCCCAGTCTACAGAAGCAAAATCAGCAGGAAAAGCATACTGCCTAGTTCCTGCTGCTAATGTCTGTGTTGTTGTAGTTTTTAAAAACGGAAACTCTTGTCCCGTTTGTACTATATTTCTAATCGAGTTATTGATAGCATCTTTAGCTAGTGCTTGGACGTTACGTACCGTAGTAAAACCATCACCTGCTGTATCCAATGTAACTTCGTTAAGACGAACTAGAAGTTGATTTACGAGTGTTATATAAGTTGCCATTAATAACTACCTTATTTTATTAAAAATCTACACAATATTCCATTTGAGTAGTTTTTAAAACTATATCTTTATCTTGCCATTTAGGTACAAATACACATTCTATTTGTGTATATCCATTTTCTTTTGCATAATTAAATCTACTATTACCTATTGCGCAACGATAAATAAAATTTGTATTTACTCTTTTCATGGGATCTTGTCTATCTGGTTGATCTTCAAAATACTTTAAAAAAGTTTTTTGTGTCCACACTATAGGAGGCCAAAGCATCCCTTTACTATCTATACTATTTTTTATAGCTTCTAAAAATTTTAAATCTCTTTTAGCAGCTTCATCTAATTCCCAATATACTTCATCTAGATTAAAAACACGTATGTCCCATTCTGCATGTTTATTTTTAGCTGTAAGTATCATATCAGTAAGTTAAAGGGGCAAGTTGCCCTGCCCCTTAAGTTAGTTATGCGAGTGTATCACGATCTACTTCTTGAGCAGTACCGTCATTACCCTGATCTGTACAGTCCATCATAACTGCCCAGATGCGCAACTTACCTGAAGTAACTGCACCACCAGATAGTGAAGCAATTGTCAAGTCGATGTTGTCATCTGCAACAGCCATAATTGGCTGATAAGCTGCAGGGTTCTGAGCAACAACTCCTGCTGCAGAGGTAGCATCGAATCCATCAACAAATACATCAGCATCTACCATTCCAAGGTCTACAGTAAATGTAGAGCCGTCAGAAGCAGTATCAACTTCAATACCTGCGTTAAGGATCATGGTTCCTTTTTTGACAGCAATTACTGGAATAACATCAGAAGCTGCAAGAGCAGAACCTTTGTCAGACAAAGCAGTTGCTAGATTCAAAACAGTTTGAACCATGTAAGGTTTTCTACCTGGGTTAGCATTGGCTCCCCGAGCAGATTGAAGTGTATTATCACCTAAAGCCATAATTCAATCTCCCCTTAAGCTGCGTTGTATTTAGCAGTTACGATTGCTTCTGGACGAAGAATCTTTCTGCCGTATAGATGCATACCACGAACGATGTCAGCAAAGCTGTCAGGGTCACGATATGTTTCAGTTTTACTGATCTGCTCTGCAGTTGCTACAGCAGAATCATGTCCAGCAACAATCACACCAAAGTTAGCATTCTGGTTTGCAGAACCTGTTGTACCTGAACCTGTACCTACTGATGGTAGGTTAGAAGATACATACATTCTGAAGCCATGAAAGTTATTTAGTGCAAGACCATTACGTAGAGCACCTGATTCACCGAAATCAGCATTTAAGAACCTTGAGTCCTCATCAGCCATGATTTCCATAAACACAGGGTCAACTACAAGCCATCTACCTTGTGTATCAACTTGTTGTTGATCTAACAAACGTTTCATACGTGCCACGATCATGGCAGGAGAAACAGTTGCTGTTGGTAGTGCTGTTGCACCTGGTAGACGTGCTGCTACAGGAATTGAGTGGTCTCCTGCAGAAGTTGTTGTGATGTTACCAAATGAAGACTTGATAAGTTTCATTGAAGATAACAACTCGTCTGAACCTGCTGTTGATACAGCTTTTGAACCATTTACTTGGTCATTGACTGTGTCAGCATCAGTATGTAAAGCAGACTGTTTGTAACCTGCTAGATAACCAAGAACTTCTTGGTCATGCTGATCAGCTAAACGGTATGCTGCACGGTTAGTAGCAAGATCCATGAAGTTAACGTGTGAGTGAGCTTCTTCAATGTCGTCAATTTTAAAAGCATAGTAGTTTGCTTTATCAACGACTAGAGAGAAATCCTCATCGTCTAGATCTTGTGCATTTACCTGAGTCCCACGAGCATATGCGCTTACTGAGATTTCAGGTTCTTTGATGATCTTCACCGTATCACCTTGGGCAGCAATCTCCCCAAAGTAATCTGAGTTGGTGATGTCACCGACTACTGTACTCTTGCGGAACGCAAGTTGTACTTTTTTGGAGTATATGATACTGGAAAAGTTACCGTTAGGTAAGTTACCGTATCCTCCTGCGGTTGTAAAAGCCATGATAAAATCCTCCTGATATTTGGCTTGAATTAAGCTTAAACATCTAAAAGGGGCTGTACGTTTTCTAGGGTGCAGTTAGTATTAGGTTGCGCTACCAAATACCACTGGGCCTATACTTGTCCAGGTAGTTCTTCTTAGTTTAGACTTTTTATGAATTTGGGTGCGACAAAAGGTAGTCAAAAAGAGGCTTTTGTCAACATACCCATAGTTATACTGCTGAAATTTAGTTTGTCAACAGTTTTATCTAGCTTTGCCAGATACATCGTAAACAAATTTACCCGAACGGATAGCTTTGTTAATTTCATCAGATCGTTCCTCAAACTCCTTATCGGACATTCTTGCAACTTCTGACTCACGAATTGCGTCATTTGCATCTTCTACATCTACTTGCGTCTTACTACGTTTAGTTACAGTAGAAGCTGCATCTTTAGCTTTTGCTTTCTTTGCACTCTTAGTTAGACCTTTATCTACTTTGTAGAGATCTATAACACGAACTACAGAAGCTGGATCATCTGAGTTTTCGTATAGTGCATCTTGTACCCACTTAGGTTGTTCTTCAACCCAGTTATGAAACTCATCGGATGCACGTAGATCATCAAAGTCTTCATGTGATTTACGTATTAGAGTTTCTGCCTTAGTTCTTTCAGCTTCTGTTTGAATCTTGTCAAACTCTTGCATACGAGCTTCAGCTTTACTAAACATCTCTTGAGCTTTTTTAGCAGCAATAGTTTCTACTATACCTGCTACGTCTGGATACTCTTTAGACCACTCTTCTATGTCTTCATCAGACTTAGGTGGTACAATAGATTCTTTTTTTAATCGTTCTTCAAAGGCTTTGAACTTCTCATCCCATTCCTTCTCTTTATCTTGCATATGTCGTCTTAGATCGCCATAACGCTTTTTAAACGATTTTTCTTCAGCAGATAGCGTTTCTTCTTTAGCTTCTGTATCGGCCTTTTTCTTTTCGGAAGTTTCTTTTTCTGGTTGCTGTTCTTCGTTAGTTGATTCTTCTCCACGTTGTTCAGCTTCAAGTTTACGAATCTCCTCTTCTTCCGCTTCCATTCGCTTACGCTTCTTTTCGTAGTTATATCCTCTGTCAACAAATCCTGCTGTCTTTGGTGTTTCTACTTCTGCTAATTCAGGCATATTGTTCTCCTTTTTATGTTGGGGTCAGCCGAAGCTGAGTAGCCTTATTATTTTTTTGCCTTTTTGTTTTTGGTCATTAGACCGCCTTTTTTAAAACCTGTGGTAACTCCTGATTTCATTTGATCTAATTTACTAGTTACATCTTTTAAATTTTCTGTAGTTCCTTTTAAATCCTTAGTTGTCTCAAGTATTTTTTGAGTGTCTTTAACACCTTTATCTGAAACTAAAACATTACCTTTTTTATCTTTTTTACCTGTAAGTTTTTGTAAAGGTTGTACTAGTTTTTTAGCTGTTTTAGATTTTGCTCTCATATCTTCTTGTGCTGCTTCATAATCTTCAAAAGTATCAAAACCTTGTGTTTTTGCAAACCTATCTGATTGAGAAGTACCTGGACCAAAAACATCATTAATAAAGTTTACAGCATCACCTGCAGTTTTTAAATAGGTGTTTATATTACCTTCAATTTCTTTTTCTAATTCAGGAAACCCATTAGCTCTAGCAATCTCTTTAGCTGTTTGCATATCTGCTAAAGTTTGTTTTGCCTGAAATGTTTGAAATGCACCTGCTAATAAAACTCCAGGTAAACCAAATAAAGCAAAACCTGCACCTCTTAAAAATCTACCTGATGCTCCTTGAATATTACCTTCTTGAGCATTTTTTACAAACTCTCTAATTGAATCTTCATTATTCCAATCAGTTCCTTCTCCCCAAGGTTTATTTTCTTTATCTTCTTGACCTGGAGGTGTAATTATACCTGAGCCTCCACCAGTTCCACCTGAGCCACCTCTTTGAGATCTATACATATTATATTCATCTAAAGTCATATTAAAACCAGCAGCTCTAGCTGATTTTTCTTCTTCTTCACTATTTACAGTTCTAGTTTGTCCTGCTGTGTTATATAAAACTACAGGAGTAAAAGCCTTAGCTTCAGTTTGTTGTACACCAGTATTAGTATTAACAGGATTAAATATTGTAGAACCTAGTGGAATACCTGTATAGTTTTGATTCATAGCTGCATTACCTTGAGCTAACATATCTTGCTCAACTTGAGCTGATGTTTTACCACCTAACATATTAGACTCTACATCTCCACCATTAGCCATCATTACTGGATTGCCTACAGCTTTAGCAGGTGGTTGTTCAAGAACTTCTTGCTGCTGTTTAAACTGACCTATAGCACCACCTTGAGACATACCCATTATTTCTTGTATGGCTTGCATCTCTTCTGGAGATAGCTCTTCAGTATTCATTGGACCACCTTCAGGCACAGGTTCACCACCTATACGACCATTAGCTTCCATCTCAGCTAACCCACGTTTAGCTTGTGCAGGTATATCATCCCGTACTTCTTCTGCCATAGAACCTGAAGGTATATCATTACCTGATACTGGATCTATATCCATACCGTCATCTGTTAGGCCACCTTCATTCATAAAAGCCATTTGCATTTGTTTGTTCATTACTGTGCCTCCTTCGGCAAATTGTCTAGGTTCTTCTACCTTAAATTTCTTTACTAACTCTGTTATATCTAATACTGTACCATTTTTAGGTATAACTTCATTTGTAAGTTTTGGACTATCAGATCCAAAAAATTTTCTAAATGTATCTAAATATAAATCAGGTACCTCTGAAGTTAGCATCGAGGTAGGTGTAGTTAGAAATGCTTTATCATCATATGGTAAGTCAATGCTATATATTTCAACAGGATAATTTTTTTCTAGATCCACAAGAGCTTCATTTAACTCTTTAAAATACATTTTATAAAACATGTCTGATTTGTTATCTGGATCAAACTGTTTATTTCTTGCCATTTTTATTCTAGCTACGTTTGGAAAAACAATATAGTTTACATTTTCCATTGCTGCTTTTGCTATAAGAGCTTTTAATGACTCTTCTACAGCTTGTTTAGTTTTAGTAATAGGTGGTGAATCATATTCCTCTAAAGCTTTTTTTACATTTCCAGTAGATTGAAATTTGGTTCTTAATGATATACCTTGTCTATATCTACCATAAAAATCAAAAAATCGTTCTGTAGTTTTTATCTCTTCGCTAGGAGGAAAATCTTTTAAAAAACCTTTAGATTTTAATTTTTCACCAAGATATTTTTTAAAATTAATTAATTCTGTAATATTTTTTGAATCTCTTGGTGGCCTAATACCAAAATTTCTAGATTGTCTTTCTCCTTCTAAACCAAACTGTATTCCATATTCATAAATAAATTCACCAGGTAAAAAAGGATTTTCTTTATCTATTTCTTTAACAAGATCTCTAAATTTTTTATCGTCTCCTACTGGAGCAAATGCTTCACCATAATCAATTTCAGAAGCATCGTTAAAACGATAAATAGCTTCATCATAAATCTCATCAAAATTTGTTTTTAAAAATCCACCCTTGACAAGATTACTTTGAATTTCTTCAGCAAGTAAGAATGGTTGATCACCTATTATTTTACTAAACTCTGGTGCTTCGTTAAAACCAGAATTTACACCTTCATTTAGATTTTTTTCTGTATCTGTAGCACCAGGTTTAATTTTACGTTTTATAATAGAACCCCTAACATGTGCTATAGCACTGTCACCATAATGTGTACCTCTTTTAGGTCTAAATGAAAGTTTTTCATCTGGCCTAACTTCACTCGATGCAGATTTAAAAGATCTTATTGGTATCTCAAAATATTCCCTTTCACTACCACCTCTAAATCCAATAAGTTTTTGTCTTTGATATCTGTCAAATTGTGATCCACCAGACTTTACTTTACCTGCAGTAAAAAATTCAGAATTTTTTAAAAGTGTTTCTTGTAACTCTTTTCTAGAATATCTTTTTGTAGGATTTATTGATTCTTTTTGTCTTAAAAAAGAACTGTCAGCAATAGAAGGGTTTTTTTCTACAAGTTTTAAAAAGTTAGAACCTAATATACCTTTTTTAGGTATATCTAAATTTCTAACAAATTCTATAACAGGCATTCTAAAAAATATTTCGTTAGATACAGCAGCTCTATCGTCTGGCTCTACCTTCTTCTGCCCTGCAAGTGATCTCTGTATTAAAAGCCTATTGACCATATTAATTCTATTTGCAGCTTTTTGGACTCTAGATACAGGAATTCCATACTCTCTTGCTGTAGAAGCCCAAGTTACATCTGGATTTAAATAATCTGGTCTTGAATAGTGTTTATTATGTATTTCCATTTCTTGTTGTTTAGTTAAACCTGGTATACGATTATTACGAATGTCATCTTGACGCATTTTTAAAAGGTCATCAATATTTTTTAATTCAGGATTTATTTTTGGCGGTCTTGGTTCATATGTAGATGGATTAGTTCCAGTAAACCCTGCTCTTAAAGAGCCTTCAGGAACTTTAAATGGAGTTGATGCAGCACCTACACCTGCAAGTGTGCCAAAAATATCTCCATATGATGCCCCAGATGACATTGATTGCTTAATTTGCTCTAGAGTTCCAACTGCCGCACCTTTAACAAAATCTACTACTTGTTCTTTACTAGGTAAAGAAGGATCTTCAAGATAACCTTTTATACCTTCTATAGAATTAATAATACCATCTCTAAGTTTTTTATATTCATTTCTTTGATCAGGGCTTATAGCAATTGTATAGGTTTCACCAAATTTATTTTTAAAAGCACGAACATCAGGATCTGAAGTAGGTACTTCTATATCATCTGTAGAAGCATTTACAGGACGTTGAAAAAACGGAACATCATTTAACGGATGATTAGCTCTTCTTTCTTCTTCAAGCTTACTTTCTGCAAAATCTTTTTTAGCTTCACCTGCGTATTTTTCAACTTCCTGATCTAAACCTTCAGGAGTGTAACCAAATGTTTCCATCTGTTTTGCTAACCCACCTTCAGAAAATTTAAAATCTAATTTA